AATGCAATTGAGCATCCATATGCGCTTTCGATTCTACCAGTTGATAACAGTTCGTTACCAAGTGCAGAAAGGTTTGCACCACCTGATTGGCTTACAGCACCACCAGTTAGTTCAGCAAGCAGACGAGTGTAAGAACTTCCGATTACGCCATCGTCACCATTGCTGTCAAGAACAATGATTGGAGTACCTGGAAGTCTTGCTACTTTGTAGTTCTGCTTAACTAAACGTACTAATTCTAGTACAGTGTTAGTAGTGAAGCCTGGAGTAGAAGCAACAGGAGTAACGCCATCAGGAACAAGTTCCATAGCACCTAATTCTAACACACGGTTGAAACCGTCAGCAGAAGTAGCATAGTTTGTGTTGCTAGGAGTTGCTTTAAATCCTGCGAAAGCAGCACATACGCGCTGATCTACTTTCTCACCATAAGACTCGCCAAGTTCTCCACCAAGTGAAGCAGCAAGTTGGAAACTAGTAGTCCAAGCGTAGAATACGTCAAACGCTGTAGCAGCAACTGCTGGTGTAGCAGTGATTGACTCTTGTGCTAACGATGGGTTTTGTTCTACAGCACCACCAACACCAAATCCACCAGTAGTAGGTGCAGCAGCAGGGTTATAATCCTGATACGTGATCGGTGCAAAGTTAGGTACCAAGTATTGATTACCCTGATTAGGAGTAACTACGTTTGTGAACTCTACCAGTCCTGTTGATTCGTGCATTGCTCTAAGAGCGAAGTTTGCGATTGCGGTTGTGAAGCCATCTGCTTCGTTGTTTGCTCCGCCTAATACATAAGCCATTTTTAATCTCCTTTAGATATTGTTGGCAATTATAGAATAGTTCGTGTATTTAAACTAGACGATGCTGTTACTGACGCGCCTTTTAATCCTACACGCTTACCAAGACCATTCTTTGATGCCCATGCGTTAAACGCGGCTGGGTCTTTAGAATAATCAGGAATAGCATCTAGTTCTGCGCCTGCAAACTGCGATTGTCCAGGTCTCATACCAGAACCTGAAGATTGTGAACCGCTTTTAAGTAATTTTGGATTACCCTGGGCAACTTCATCAATCAATCCTTTTAACGTAAGTGGATTACCATCCATTGCGTAACGTTCTTGACCTTTGTTATTAACGATAGCATAACTACCGTCTTGTTTAAACTTAATGTTAGCCTTTACTTTTTGTAAGGCATAGTCAGTTAAGTCTGGATCAAATCTGTCACCCATAGATCGCATAATCTCCGAGTCCAATTCTTTTTGTGCCAAGGAGCGTTCTTTACTCGCTAACTCTTGACGCAACTTTTGGAACTGTTCTGTAAGATCATTCTCCTCTTGTGGAACACGCCCAATGCGTGTGTTATTATCCTCTTGAGTTTCCACTGGCTGTGACGGTGCCACCGGATTTTTAGCAGTTCTAGCAACATAAGCAAGTGCTGCTTCTACCGATTGGAATTCTTGACCGCTTGCTTGTGACAAGGCGTTAAGAATAGAACTGGTAGTGCTTTTTCTAATAGCACCTGGATTTACATTATTCGAACCACTGGCTGTATCGTTGCCAACGATTCCGCTATCAGTTTCCTGATTTTGGCTTACTTCATTTTCTATCATTTATTCGTTTCCTTGACTATAACGTTGTCATCGTAGTTGTGTTACTATTTATCTTTGTTCTTACAATTATCATAATGATATCTTTTCATAACCCTATATATATTTTACCAGTTGGTATATGTGTCATTTCATATATTAACATATCAACGACCAGTGTTCATGGTGTTTAGTTGTTGAGCGATGGCTTGTTGTGTTTCATAACTTTGACCAGTATAAACAGTATTTGTGCTGCCCATATAGTCATCATTGTTTTCATCGTCTACTTCATACCCATCATTGGTGGTAATTTCTTTCTCACCAAATTCTTTAGCAGTTGGTATTTGATCACCAAGATCACGGGATAATACCTGCTCATTATTTTTAATCATTAAGTCTTTTAGTTCACTTGTTGGTAATGAATCCAAATACGCTTTTTCATATTGTGGAATGTCTTCTTGTGGTGCCAACATTGATATAACTTCTTGTATAATTAGACTATCAATAATGGCATTTTGTGGTACCAACTCTTTGGCTTTTGCCATCAAAGCAATTCTGTAATTAGTGTCGTGGGCTTCGTAGTCTGTGTTATAAATTACTTCACCAGCCCAACGCATATTCATAAAACGGGCAGCAAACGTAAAGATCATTTCTTCTACTGTTTCTAATAGTCGTGCCTTAGATTTTGCCAATCTGTGTAATTGTTTACGTTCTTCTATGATGGCAACACCAGAAGCGATTTGGTTTTTACTATTTCGTAAGCCGCCTAAACCTGTTAGTGCTTCTATTTGTTCTAATATATCTTGTTGCTTGGCAATTATTTTATCAACATCTTGTAAACCAACTTCAATTGCTTCTACTTGTCCTGAGGTTGCTCTTACAATTGCACCAGCATGAACTGGAATAGTCACGCCTTTATCGGCTCTAATAATTGTTTTAGCAAACTGAATAGAAGAGTAGGCTTCACATTCTAATTTATAATATTCTCGTTGTGCATCAGCGGCTGAATCAATATCCGAAACGCCAACATCTATTGATCTGGGGTCTCTACGACCATATGCGATGAACACTGGAAGAGCCATCCCTGGCGGGTAGTTACCTCTACCTATCTCCTCTACATCGTTTTTTGCGATGTTCTTGTTTACTCGATATGATACCCAATAACTAGGGAACCCTTCTTCACCCAAGTGGAAACACTTTAAATATATATTGTGTTCGTCTTCTGTTTCTTTAATCTTAACATATTTTACTAAAGGCTTGCCGCCATAGTATTCCCAAGACCAATCCCATACTTCTAAAGGATTAACAGCAACTACATAAGGTCTACCAAGATTGCCTTCACCTTCTTTTGGCATATCTACTACTACCCAACAATGACCATATATACTAGTAAGATCACCAAGATTTTCCATAAAGGCATCTAATGATCTATTTTGTAAGTCACAGTCTAATAAGAATAGTTCTGACCATTCTATATTATCAGGATTGATATAAGTGCCTTGTGGTGTGGCAAAGTTTAATTCTCGTTTAACACCTGGCTCAAAGAGTACATCATTTATAGTATCAACGATATAACGGCATATTGGCTGAGCAACAGTATTTTGCACCAAGTCTTGCCAAAGATTAGAGTCTTCGCTTGGACGCTTCTTACGAACATAAGTTTTAAATTCATATCCGCCAAGATATGCTAATTCTTGGGCCTTCATCTGTTCATAAGTCGCAGTGTATATAGGGTTCTTTTTAATTAGATCAGTTGCTTTCATATTTGATACCAATATAAGGTTGTGGTTTTGTCATCATTATATTTATGCTAATGATAAAAAACGGTTGTATATGTTAATCTTTTTTACAGTGTTTATGTTGTCTGCTAAACCAAGTGATATATGATCTTTCTTTACAATCTGGGCACTGTTTTATCATTGTTTCTTTATTTTCCCATCGTGTATTAATCAACCAATGACCTCTTTTTTTAATAATTCTGTTATATCTTTGTTTAGAAGTTCCCATTACCAAGTGTGCTGGATTAACACAAGTTGTATTTAAACAAGTATGCTGAACTTCTAAATTAGGTAACCAAATACCCGTGTGTTCTGCTACAACAGCAGTTACTTGGCGCATACCTCTGTCACTATCTTGTCTTATCATTCCATATCCTGCGTTGTTTTTAGCGCCCTGCCAAACCCAACACTGTGTATTATCTATGTTTCCATGCTCATCTATAGGCACATAAGTCTTTGCCATCAATCGTTCCATAACTGGTTTTGCTGTTCTCATTTACTTATTCCTTTAATTTATTACCAAACAACGTGGTCTGGTGCTTCGTTTGTACCGTTCATCAACTCTTCCCAAGTTGGACCACCAGGATATAATGGTGATTCAGGCTTATATTTGTTAGTAGGATCACTTGCTCTCACTAAACGCTGATCCATACCTACAAATTCTGGGAAGTGCTGTTCGTGTTGTATTGGGAATAGATGATGAATACCATATCTAATACAATCTCCCAATCCATCTATATGTGCGTATTTCGCTTCCGTATACTTAACCAACTTCTTTCTTGCGCCATCCTCAAAGTGATAAGTTTGCATGGCTTCTATTAACAACTGGTCATCTTTATTTATCTTCAGTCCACCTCTTGTGATAAAGGCATTAGAAGTATTATCAGTATCAGTAATAAGAGGATTAGACTTGCGTGAGTTAACAATTTGGAAACCATATTTCTCCAAGATAACTCTGTCTGTTATACCAAACGGTGAAGTAGTATCTCTGTTTAACTGTGTGCCTGACATATCTATAATAGAATAAATTCTGCGTCTAGGAAAGTCTTCTCTTATGGTTTGGGCGATACCTTCAGTAGAACAGTCTGTAATAGCATAACTCTTTAGGATTTCTATTGTGCCTGTAAGTTCGCCTGACTTAGTTACTTGCGCCACTACAGCACACATGCGTCTTTTGTTAAAGTCGTGGAAGGTATAAAGGTCTCCCTGCCTATCCACAATTTCATCAGTGTGTTTATGCTTATTAAAACTATAGAAGAACTGATCTGCCACTGATTCCCACTGGCAAAGGTAATCTTGTGCGAATTTTAAAGGTGATATTATTCTTTTTTGTTCGTTGATGAAGTCACGATTGCCTGAACGCATTTCTTCATAAGTTAAGTGCCTTACAACATATTTTTCTGGCATCTTTAAGGCTAACTTATACATATCGTAAAGAGGACCTGTACCATGTGGTGTTGATATAACAATCAATCTACCTTGTGTGTCAGGTTGTCCTACCTTTGGCCGCAATCTGTTTGTTATTTCTTGTAGAGTATCGGTGGTGTAAAGGGCTGCTTCGTCTGCTACCCATACGCCAACGTTTAATCCGCGTAAGTTTTCTCTTTGTTCTGCTGACTTACATCTAATAAACACACCATTAGGAAACTTAATTGTTAGTTCACTATTGTTTATGTGTTCGCCATCTTTTAATCCAAAGTAGTTTATACAGGATTTCTTTAATGGTTCCCAAATAAGTGACTTGATCATTGCTCCAGTTGGCGCAGAGTATATAATATCTTTTCCTTTATGGTATATTTCATTAGTAGCAAATATTGGCAAGGCTACTGCCGCCAAGAAGGTTTTACCACTGCCCACTGGAATAATATCTATACAGTGTTTGTCAGTGGTTAACCAATCTTGTAATATAGTTGATTGCTCACCATATAAAGGAATATCAATAATATTAGTCATACTTTATTGTTTTAGGTACCGTTTGCCAATCTGGTAGTTCTTGTTTAGGAAACACAAAGTTTGCCTTTAATGATTCGCCTAATGTGGTGTGATCAATTTCATGTTTATCAGCAACTACTTTGTTTAAAAACATTTGCTGGTATCGCTGAATAACTTGTAAATCACCTGATGCTCTTGCTTTTGCATAATCTTCTGCTAATCCTTGCTCAAAAGGAACATCGCGTTTGGCAATTTCTGCCAAGATATCTACCGAACTTAATCTTACCTTCGAACCAACCTTTCTACCAGAATTGGGTCTTGCACCACCTCTGCCTTTCTTTTTGGGTATTTGGTCAACATGATTAGTAATCATAGGCGCCAAATCAAATACTTGCTCAAGATTTTGGTTGATGTTGTCTTGATTGTGTTGCTGTGCCATCGTTATTCTCCTTTAAAACAGATATTGTAATAGGGTTACTAACAGTGTTCCCAGAACTAACCCTACTATAAAGTCCGGGCCCCATAACTTGATTAGTTTTATATATTTTATAAGTTTCGCCATTACTCGTCCTCAGATTCTGTATCATCGTTTAGTATCTCTTTATCTAACTGTTTGATGGCGTCTAATTCGGCTTTTGCTAATAATGCTTTGTATTCAGCCAGTGTTAAATCGGAATTACATCCTTTACAATGTTTCTCATATACATTATTCATTTGCCTTTACCGCCCTTTTTAATTTTATACATATTAGTTCTCCTTAATTGTATACTTTTTCGTAATCGTTGGGATCGTCAGTTTCATCTAATCCATCCCAAAGTGTGTTATCGGATTTTCTTTTATATTTTAATGTACCAAATTGGGTTAATATTTTTTGATTGTTTTTCTTCCACTCTGTTACTATTTGCTCGTATCTGTCTCTACCCAATATAATTTGTAATTGTGTTTTACAATCACTGATACTGGGATTAACATCGTATTTGCTATTTTCTATTGCTTGCATAAATTCTACACAACGATCTACCTCAAACATATTCATATATGGGCCCAATGTAGATACCATTTTGTCAAATGACCTAAATTTATCAGTCATGATTGGTTTATCAATCATGGCTTTTAGTCTTTCTTTATTCATTTGTTTTGTTCCTTTTCTACCATCTCTTGGATTTGCTGTTCTGCTAAAAGAGAATTTAGAAAGTTATATACGCTTTCTAATGTTAGTATAGTAAAGTCAATACCTCTAATTTCATCCGGATCCATACCATCAAGTGATAAGTTTTTTGCGTTTTCTAATATTTGTCTTACTTCCAACATTAAGGGTTGTAGTGTAATCCAAATAATACCGTCTTGCGCTGTAACCATTTTATAATTCATTTGTTTTTATATCCTTGTGCGTAAATTGCTTTGCCTTGTTTTTCTGCTTCTTCTTGGGTACGATAAACTTTACCAGTTTCACCCCATTTATAGCCTATAACGTTACCTGATGTGTTTCTTACTTCTTTAACTGGCATAATTTATCTCCTCTAAAAACTCGTCTAATGTTATTTCTTTAAAGTTTATGGCACTAACTTGTACTGTATGATTATTTATCTTTACTCTAATAAATTGCTTGGTAGGATTTATATTTAAAATGTGTTGTAATCGTTGTTGCCACTTTGCTATTAGATAAGGTTCTATGTGTTTACCTGTACCATAGTTAGCAGTGCCAGCATAAACATTGTTTAATGTGTCATCATCACTAATATAATCAAAGCCTAACATATATATTTTGTTGTTGTTTTCGTGTTGCGATGCCAAGTAAATGTTAGAGTTGCCTGAGTCTAAATATTGCCCAGGAAATTCTATAAGTCTTATTGGCATTTGTTCATTGTGTATTCTTGCTAACCTTGTTGGGTTGTATCTGGTAAACATTTGTGTGTGATTATACACTTGATTAGTTACTAACTCTTCAAATATACCAGGGTCAAGTGCTGTAATAACATCAGGCATAAAGTCTCTGTAAATAGCATTTGACCCATATGTATTAAACTTATCTTTTAGTTTATATAAATCAACTTTAAGTCTTGACTTACCATTGCCAATGATTAAAGCAGGTTTGTTAGGATCAATTATCGTAACAGGATTGGTGTATTCAGTTGAATTCATTTCTCTTAAATAAGTATAAGGCTTGGGTGGTTTCTTTTTTGCTAATTCTAAATTATCTATTTCAAAGGGTTTAGATTCGTCTTTACGCGCCATGCTAATAGTTGCTGTTAAGTTATAGTTAGGATCATTTATGTCTATACCCTGTTCTTTATACCAAGCGATAAATTCTGGTAATGATAATAAAAAAGGAACACCTGCTTGTTGGGCTTGATTTTTTAGTTCCTTATATTGATTGTAGGCAACTGTTATATTCATATAAGTTTACTTTTACATTTGTCAAAGTGCCATCTTGCCATAGCAATATTACCACCCTGTTTATAACAATAGGGACACATTACTATTTTATCACCTTTTTTAATTTCGTGTGGTAACTCTAAAGGTGTAATGGAATCTTCATTATATACTAAACAAATTAGCAAGTGTCTTTTTGCTACGTCTTCAGTTCTGCCTGCCAACTGATTACAGTGCAAGCATATATAACCAGATATTCGCCAATGCTTATCTTCTTTAATATACAAAGTAGAGAAATTATCCAATATTTCTACATCTGGCGTATCAAACTT